CTCGACCGATCCGCAGTCGACCCGATCCCGCACCGGCAACTTCACGCTGCAGGAGAAGGCAGAGGCGACCCGCGACGGACGGCGGCTATCGCTCGATTACGTGCAGTTAAACCAGAGCTTGGACTGCCACGCCGATAACGCCCCAATGCGGGCCATCAACCCGCAGGACGTGCCGCGGCCGCAATTCCATCCGACGGAGACCGCCGAGCAGATACAGAAGCGCCGGGAACGCGAAGACGAAGAACGTAAACAGCGCGGTGAACACGTCGAACATACGAAAGCAAAGAAGAACGATAAATAGAGGAGAGGCGCAATGGCGATAACCACGCAGGAACTGATCAACTCGGCTTTGCGCCTGATCCGCGTTCTCGATGCGGGCGAAACGCCAACCGCGACCGAATCGGATAACGCTTTAACCGCGTTGAACCAGATGATCGGAAACTGGTCAGCCGCAGGCGTGCCGATCTATCAGGAGAGTAAGGATACGATTGCGCTCACCGGCGCATCTGTCTATCCGCTCTCCTTCCGCCCCGTGCGAATAACCGCGGCGCAGGTGAGCTATTCCGGTATCAGTTTCCCGGTGGCCATCGTGCCCAGCCAGCAATGGATATTACCGAAGGACCGCACCGCTACCTCGAAGTTCGCTAAAGAGCTTTACTATGACGGTACGTTCCCAACGGGGAATGTATACCTCTGGCCGATTGTGCAATCCGGATCGTCGCTCGAGTTGTTCTCGCTGAAGCCACTCGCGCAGTTCGCCTCCCTCGCTGACACAATCAACCTGCCATCAGGCTACGAGCAGGCATTGCGATTCGGTCTGGCCGGCGTGCTTGCACCGGAATACGGCTCCGCGCTACCGCCGGAAGTGGCAGGCGGTGCCGCACAAGCCACGTCAGCAATCGCCGCTATGAACACCGCCACGCTCGGCCAGGGCGCAGCCGCGGCAGCGGTGCCCGCGGCGTCTTAAGCAGTACACAACAAGTCTTTCCACGTATGCTCGGTCAACGTCCGGTCGAGAAGATCCCACTCGGTTACTGGCTGGAGTTCCCCGTTCGGCTCGATGATGTTGATATAGGGGTACAAAGCGGCCAGGATGTCATATAGCGCTCGGCGGGACGTTCCCGCAAACCATTCGGCCGGTGCGGGATTGTATTCGATCACCAGGACGGGATGATGCTGCTGGATCATTCGCATTGCTCCACGCAGCGCTTTGATCTCGCCGCCTTCGACGTCCACCTTCATCAAGTCGCATCTACCGGCGAACCCATAATCATCGAGGGCCAGGGTCTGGACCTCCTCGCGTGTTCCGAAACGGCCCGTATCGCTAGACGTCATATGGGCCCAGCCAAAATCGGCCCCTGTCGAAAAGATCTCAACGGTATCTCCGGTTAGGTTGGTGATGGCGGCATTGACCGGAGTCGCGTTCGTAAGGCCGTTGCTCGCAATATTGCGCTTCAGCAGTTCGAATGCCGTGGGAGACGCCTCGAACGCATGGACGTGACCGGCCGAAGCCAGCCGCGCCAGCGGTAACGTGATCGCGCCGATATTGGCCCCTACATCCAGACAGACCCAGGCAGGCTTCACGATCCGCTCGAGCACGGCAATGACGTGCGGCTCCCACACCTGGCTGTCTCGTATCGGCTGAAATACGGTGATGTCCTCGGCGAACCCCTCTAGGACGAACGGTCCGTGTCCGGATAACGGCTTATACTCAGCGACCGCGGTTTGAAGATCCAAGGTTAAATTCTATGGCAACTACAGTGAACGGCGACAATTGCGTTGGCCTGATGCAGGGGACGCTCGTCCTCCCGCTTCCGCGCTATCCCTCGAGCGTGGTGACCGATGCCTCGCTGAAGATCGCAGCGAACCAGGTCCAGTCGACGCTCACGATGCGCGTGAGTTCGCTCGATACGATCTTCCGCGTGTCCGATACATCGCGGCTTGTCGTCGACATGCTGCTCACCATCGATAGCGAGATAGTAAGCGTTTCCGCCATCGATGCCGCATCGCACACGATAACCGTAGTCCGCGGCTTTGACGGGACAGTCGCTACTTCGCACAATGCCGGGCGGCTCCTGCAGGCTTTTATCGACGCCTGGCACCACAATGCGCTCGCGGCGGAAGTCAAAGCGATCGAGACGGCGCTCGGCCCCAACCTCAGCAATGTCAGCGGAGCAGGGGGAGCGCAGGAGTACGTTGTCACAACCCCGTATAACTTCCCGGCACAGTCTCCGGGAGGGACGCTCAACGGGGGTGTCGTCAATTCCATCACGCTCACCCCTGTACCAGCGGGAGTCAACGGCACGGATGTAGGGCATTATCTCTACATCTCGGGCGGGACCGGGGCCGCGGAGCCGGTACTGATCACCGGCGGCACTGCCTTGTCAGGAGCGCCCAGCGGCACCATCTTCTTCACCCCGGTCAATAACCACTCGGGAGCGTGGTCGATCCGCAGCGCGACCGCAGGAATTCAGGAAGCGATCACCGCACAGACCGCAGTCCAGTACATCTGCATCACGGTGCCGGCGGGACAGCATTCGATCTACGGCACCATCAACTTTCCCCCCGCAAAAGGCGGAGTCACGCTGCAGGGGGCGGGCGGGTACTCGACCAAACTACTCATTGCTACACCCAATATCGATGTCATCAAAGTTCCGGCCGGCGTTTATTACCCGTCGATTCTCAACCTCGAGATCACCGGCGACAAGTCGTATACCACCGGCTGGGCCATCACTCTGGGCGGATGCGCCAACCCGGTGGTGCAGGATATCCGCATCCAGTTCCTGCCGAACGGTGTCAAGGTTCTCAACTGCACGCAGACCAGCATCACGCGGGTGGAAGTTCGCGAACCGCGGGTCGCTACCGGCGTCGGCTTTTATATCGACCTTGGCGGCTATGAATTAATTAACATGACCGGCGTCCAGGTAGTCGGCAACGGGGGATCGAAGCACCTGTCGGGGATGGATGTGTATAACGCCTCCTCGCTCAAGGTCAGCATGTCTGAGTTCATGCAGTCGACGTATGCGGTGCGGCTGATCCCCGGCGCCGGCCAGGGCACGACCTCCATCGATTTCGTCTCGGTCGATTTCGACAATGCGGCTACACACGGGTTGGTAATTCAGCCTACGGGGGGCGGGTTTGCCGAACGCATCCGGATGGTCAATGTGTGGGCCTGCTCCTCCGGGACCGGCAACGGAATTATGATGAACGGGGGCGCGGGGCTCATTCAGGATGTCTCCATATCGAACTCCAAGTTCTTCTTCAATGGGGACAGCGGCATCGCCGCGGCGATTGTGATGGACCTCAACATCTCCGGCAATGCGATCTATGCGAACGACGTCGGCATCACGGTCTTCGGGGCAATTACCGGATTGCTCATAGAGAATAACGTGATCGGAACCCAGCGGGCCGGGTTGCCGCCGCAGCGATACGGCGTGTTCCTGCCGGCCGTCGCCACCGAGAACTACGCGATTATCGGCAACAAGATCGTAGCCTCGACCATCAGCGCCATTCAGGACGCCTCGACCGGGATGAACCGGATCATCAAGGACAATATTCCCGGCAATACGTCTATCATCGACGTCGCGTCCGCTGGAACGGTCAGTCTCGGCTTTTCCGGCAACTGCTACCGGCTCAGCGGCACCACCGCGATCACCAGGATGACCGAAGGCTGGGCGAACCGGGAAGTGCGCCTGATCAAGAGCGATGCGGGCTCGATCACTTTCAATACCGGGGGTGGCTCGGGCGGGATTGCGGGAACTGCCACGCTCGCGCAAGGGGGCGTGCTGGCCTGTATCTACGATGCGACCGCGGGCCTGTGGTATTTGAAGTGAGCATCGACGATCCATCCACGCTTGATACCTGGGCCTCTTACCCGAAAACCAAATACGACAAAGACGGCAACCCCGTGATAGTGCGCTCTCCGGAAGAAGAGAATAAACACCCGGAGTATACGGACCAACCACCGCCCGCTTTAGCGCCGAACAAGGAAACCTTATGGCACAGTGGAACACCGCTCTCTGGAATAGCTCACCCTGGAACGGGGGCTCCGGCTCATCCGGCGGCGGAGGTGTCTCTGCGGTCACGGCACGCCGGCTGATCTACGATGCCTACCGCGCACTAGGCGTGCTGCGTCCAGGCCAGCAGACCAGCCCTGAAGGGCACGAAGACGCATTCGGGCTGCTCAACGACATGGTCGATAGCTGGAACACCGAATCGCTGATGATCCCGGCATTGCAGCGCGGTGTGTATCCGCTGACCGCAGGTGTTGGTTCGTACACGCTGGGCCCAGGCGGGACGCTGAGCGGCGACCGTCCGCAACGGGTGATGAGCGCCGCGCTGGTCGCGTGCGATTGCGGGTGCGGCTGCGCGGACGGCAACTGCCATCAGTTGGTCTTGCGCTCCGGGTGGCTTGATTGCGGCTGCAACTGCGGCATCCATATCGACAACGCATACCCGAACGTTAACGTCCGCATTAACCCCGCACCGTCTGACGGCCAGTCGCTGGCATTGCAGAGCTGGGCTACGCTCTCCGGGTTTGCAGATCTCGATTCGCAATACGGCTTTCCTCCCGGCTATGCGCTGGCTTTACGTTGGGGCTTGGCGTTGCAGCTCGCGCCCGCGGCTCTCATCATGATGAAGATCCCGAATAACCTGCTGCAGGTGATCGAACAGCGGGCCATCGATAGCAAGGCTGCGGTCAAGTCGTTCAACTCGAGCCCGATCCCCGAGATGGATTCCGGGTTCGGTGGCTGCGGCTATGATATCTGCTCGGATTCCTATTGTTAAGCCATGTCTAATTGCGTACCGATTCCCGGACCTCCGGGGCCTCCCGGACCTACCGGACCGCAAGGCATACCGGGGACTCCGGGTGGACCTCCTGGACCGGCTGGGCCTCCCGGCGCGGATAGCACCGTACCCGGCCCTGCTGGAGCTACGGGACCCGCTGGAGCTACCGGACCTGCCGGAGCGACCGGACCCGCTGGTCCTACTGGAGCAGCCTCGACCGTACCGGGGCCGGCTGGACCGGCTGGAGCGGATGCGCCGGCGTACCCAACCATCAACGCGCAGACCGGAACTACCTACACGCTGGTTGCGGGGGATAACGGCAAGGTTCTCACGATGAGCAACGCCGCGGCGATCACGCTGACCGTTCCGGCGGGGCTAACGGTGGGATTCAGTTGCCTGATCATCCAGTTGGGCGCGGGCAAGGTGACGGTGACGGCATCGGGGACGACCGTGGTGCAGCGGCAGTCGTTCACGAAGACAGCGGGCCAGTATGCGGTGGCAAGCGTGCTCGCGTATGCGGCGAATACCTTTGCGTTAAGCGGGGATCTCGGAACTTGAATATCAGTGGCAAGCCTTCGCTGCTGGCTGTGCACATCCCGCCGGGTGGCGGACCGCATGTGTACTGGCGCATCCTGATCCGATCCTCTTTCACTGCGGGCACGGCCACGTCAATACAGGAACTCGAATACCTCGATGCAACAGGAACGGACCTGGCGTCCGGAGGAACAGCTACCGCATCCACTGTGAACGGTGCCAACACTGCGGATAAAGCGTTCGACAACAACCACTCGACAGTGTGGCAGTCTAGCGGAATTCCAAACGCGGGGGCCCCGGAGTGGCTCCGTTACCAATTTTCCTCCGCCGTCAATCCGGTGGCGATCCGGCTGACGTTGAACGAACCCATCGGCAACTCGCAGGCTCCGGCGGACTTCGATGTGCAGTATTCCGACAACGGTACGACCTGGGTTACAGTCAAGACCTTTACCGCCGTGTCCTGGCTGGGATTGTTGCCTACGCTCTCGTTTTCGCTGGTCACGGGTCCGGGCTATATCAACTGGAGGGCGCGTGTGAACGGCACGCAGAGCGGTGCGGCTACCAGTTGCGCGTCTCTCGAGATGCACGAAACCGCTGGCGGCGCGGATGTGACTTCTTCCGACCAGCGGCACGGGATGTACAGCGATTACTTCTCCCCGCCGTATTACGGGTTCACGGCGTTCGACCGCAACGCCGGAACCTTTTGGGCGGCGAACAACGCGCCTCCGGGAAACTGGTTGGGCAACTCGATGGGCAGGCAGGTAACGATTGTCGAGATAGCGTGGCAGGCGCGTCCCGACGCCAGCTATACGCAGTCTCCCACGTCGGTTACGATGCAGGCGACCAACGACGGCGCAACGTGGGTGAACATCGGAACCGCTACGTTCGGAACCTGGACAAGCGCGGGGCAGAAGCAAACGGTTGCGGTGATTTAATATGCCTGTCTCCCCTTTTAATCTCTGCGGTGGAACTGAGATAACGCGCGATTCGCTTTGGTCAAACTCCAGGGCGATCAACTGGTTCCCCATCACCGACACCTCCGGAACCGCACAGTCGAAAGTCGAGCTCGCCCC